TCTGGGTTATTCTCAATCAAGGCCCGTGGGACGATAAGCTCGCCTGTCTCAACGTGAGCTACGGTATCATCACCATAACGACCAAAGTTAGCCATCTTCTTGCCAACCGTTGAAAACTGTGCAATTCCAGTCGTGCCGTATTGCTCTCTAAGCTCTTCGGCTTCTAGTTGCTCAATCTGCTCATCCGTCATTACAAAACCTGCAATTCCGCCAGCTGGTATGTCTTCTGTTTTTAATGCTGCAGTCATGTTATCACCCTACCATGAAAGTTTTACTTGTTCAATGCTACAATACCGCACTCGTACTAATTCTTTGTTTCGTTAATTCTTGAACACTTGCAACAACATGAAGTCGGTTTGCTGTTGCCGCCGTTACCGTTAATATCTCGCCACTTTGTAATATTAAATCCCTTGTTAATAGCTCGATAGTTGTACTAGCTCCAACAGCTTTTACATGAAACAAGCTAAACACCACCCCTCCGGGAGTGGTTACCGTCACTGTTATTGTATCAGCATTACCAGAATCTTCTGACACCAATATTGAATTAACAACAGATGAATTAAAATCTGAGGCACTAGGAGCCGTGTATAAAACGGTAGCATTCGTTGTTGTTAAATCCAACTTAGCGTTAGTTAAACCTTGTATATATTGAGGAATACTGGTTATTAACATTATCGTCTCCCATCCGCTCTAATATCAACACGAGGAGATCCTAATTTCCATTTACACCCTAGCGCGTCCGATGATACACGAAGCGCAAAGGATCGACCTCTAACCCGTACATCTATTTTTTCGGTAAACGCTTCAACAGGAGAAGTGCTTGTTCTATTACTTGTGCCTTGGTCCGTGTCACTAAAGTCGGCTCCTGGAAAGTTACGAGCTTTAATAGTAAAGGTTGCATTAGGAGAACTTAAGTTAGACGAACCCAAAAAAGTTACGTCCGGTATAATTCTTTTTATAAAACTAAATTTTTCACCATCGCCCATATCTATCGGAGCTGTTTCAATAAAAGAGGACATAGCAACGCCATCATCATCAAAACCTGTTTCTTGGTTGTAAATATATCCACCGCCACCCGCCAAAGGATTTCGTCTTAGTCCTCGATCCAACCATACATCACGAGCTAATATTCCATAATACCAAGTCTTATCATTATAGTTGTAGATAACATAGTTACTATTATCCGAAGAACTAGCGTTTGGATAAAACCATATGATTTCTCCAAACTCACTATTAACACCAGCGTATATTTTTTCTGATTCTTCGTCATTTATATCTAAAAACACTTTGTTTTTTACAGTGCAGGGTAGTTGCTGAGTTTGACCGCCAGCGTATATATAAAATGTATCTTGACCCATCCAATAAACAACATCATCCACAGCAACCGCAGCTTTTGGGCTCATTATAGTGATGTTCTTAGATAATTCTTGCAAACCAAAAGTAAAGGGAGGTCCTATAAATTTCATAGCGTGAAGCGTCTTATCCGTAAACACTAGAATAGCTTGCTTGGTTTCCACAGCTTGTACAAATTCTGATCCACCACCAAGTCTTAAATCACCCGCTGTGTTTGTAGCCGTAGGTGTCCAATTTAATAAAGACTCTTGACTAGAAAAACGTATAAGCAATGGATCTTGGATCGTGGTTCCTATAGTATTGGCTCCAAAAGCAATAACGTGTCTGTCTTGGTCAGATACTAATATTTGTTTAGCAACGGTTGGTGTGTTACTAGCACCTGTTTCTGTGGATATTTCAACGGCTCTTGCGGATAAGTTACCTGTTCTATCCCAATAATATATCTCTCCATCTCTTGGATTAATAAGCAAGTCTTCTCCAAAATTATCTTCAGACCAAATTCTCAACTCACCTGTTGTTGTTACACCACCTGAAGCGGCATCACCCCAACCAGAGAAATCAGATGCGGCACTACCATTACCTTTTACCAATCTAACAAGTGTGTTATCTGTGTGAGTTACGGCTGTTGTACCACTGTGTCCTCTTGTAACATTTAATGTATTATCGTCAGTATCGCCAGCAACAAGCATTAATTCTTCATCAACTAATATAACATCGCCAGCCGTTTCTATACCTGTTTCATCGTCCACATCAATGGCAGTTTCACTATTATCTAGTGCTTCGGCTAGTTGAGTTTGTAATGCAGTGGTTGTAATACCCCCAAACAATCCAGCACCCCAGCCTGTACCCCCAACCGTGGTATTCAATCCAACATTAATTTGATAAACGCCATCAACACCTGATCCACCTGTTCCCGTGTCAGAGCCATTAGCTGTGGCACTTGCTATTATTGTGTATGTGTTAGCGTTAGGAACAGTTGCTATTTGATGTTCTTTATTTAAAACAGCCGCAGTAATTAAACCACCTAAAGTTGCAGCACCAGATATAGTTACAAAATCACCTTCCACCGCACCATGAGCCGAATCGGTTGCTGTTATTGTTGTCGATCCATTAGTAGCAGCAAAAGTAATGCCATTAGTAGTTGTAGCTCTATTGGGAGTGATGTCATTAAAAGTACCGCCTTGTTCTATGTAGTATTTAAATGTAGTCCCTAAACCTAAAAAGTTTGATCCATCAAGAGCCGACCAGTTATGTATACTACGAGCCGTGCCTAAATAAGTGGTAGAGTTGGCTTTTTCCCAACCACCTATCTTTTCTGGAAAGCCAAGACGAAATCTTATTTTGTCGCCATCAACAAAACCACCTTCAGTACTGTAAGATGTAATGTCTGATACAATTCCAGGTTTAAAACTTAATTTTGTTAAAGGCATTAGGCTATGTTTCCTGCTACTGTTCCGTTGTTTGTTAGTGTAACATTACTTTGACCATTAATATACTTCCCTGCTGCTGCCCCAGAACTAGAACTAGTTCCATTTGTGGGGGACGAAGAAGGAAAACTGATAGTTGTGCCCGAACCATTTGATCCATTACTGCCATTTGATCCCGCTGCACCTAAAGCTCCACCAGCTCCACCAGAACCACCTGCTCCTGCATTAGTTCCACCTGCTGATGCACCACTTGATCCAGAACCAGCCGAAGCGTTATAACTTGCTCCCGCACCACCCGCACCACCTGCACCTCCAGATGTAACACTATTAGTTGAAAGACTAAGGTTAGCGGAAAAAGTATTGTAGTATAAATCTCTTGCACCCGAAGTGGTTAAATTAGCACAAAAGTAATAAGTCGTGTCGGCAGCCATATTTACTGTCTGTCCAGATGTGTAATCCCCACCACCTTGTCCTTGACTTTTAGAACTGGTACTAGTGCTAATATTTATTACAACACTACCATAGCCACTACCATAAGTTCCATTATTAATACTGCCACCAACAGTATAAGTACCACTTGTTCCTAGTTGAAAACTAAAATAAAAAGGACCTCTGTTTGCACAACCAGCAGAAATCGAACTTGCCGAAGTATTTACTTGAAACTGACCTGATTGACCTATACCGCCACTCTGAGCACTAGCTCCTTTTATACCTCTCCATTTTCTATTAGCAACGGATCCTTGACCATTTAAATCATTATCACCACCATATGCATTAAACCAAGATGGAGCATTATTTTGAGGTACATTACTACCACTTTGTGAACCACCTACGTCTGTAAAATTATTTAAAGCTGAATTTAAGGCAACAACTCCATTGCCTCCAGCACCACCGGCACCACCGCCTCCTCCACCAGATTTAATATTACCATTGTTAACAATAGTAACAGCAGAAGCTACGAATATAGAATCACCACCTACGTTACCTGCTGATCCACCTTTACCATATATATTACCATTGTTTGTAATAGTAATAGCACCACTTGCATTGGCTGGAATATTGATAGCATAAGTGTTTGTAGCAGTAGCACCAATTGTAACACCAGAATCAATTACAACTTCTTTAGGATAGTTAACATCAAAATCATCACCAAATATAGTGGCTAGACTTTGATCAGTTGCAGCAGAACTTATAGTAAATTTATATCCTGTTGCCTTACTACGAAAGTCTGATAAATCTAAAGCACCACTTGTAGGTAAACCTGTTGCTAAATGTGTAGCATTATTGTCTGAAGCTTTGGGTAAAACTTTACTACCATTTAAATAATAATCGCTAATAGCCACAGATGTATTACTACCAGGACTAAATTCATCCCGTATTTCAGAAAATTTTATTGGTCCTGATGCTGCCAACGCCATGTTAATTCTTCTTTAATTCATCGATTTCTGCTTTTAATTCTTTTATGCTTTCTATAAGAACAGCACATAATTTTCCATAATCAACAGATTTGGTTTGCATATCATCATCGGCTGTAAGAACAACTTCTGGTAAAACTGCTTCCATGTCTTGTGCTATAACACCAACTTGTTCTCTAGCGTCTTCTATGTCGTTTCTTTTGTAATACACACCTTGCATTTGCATAACTTTAGACAAAGCATTTGTTATTGGTTCAATGTCTGTTTTTAATCGTCTATCAGAAAAAGCAGTAACATCATTATTGAAAGTCGCAGCACCAGCCGAAGACATGTCCAATGTAAGAGCAGTTATTCCAGAACCACCATCATCACCTTTTATAATAAAGTCTTTATCTTGTACTCCAGTTGTAATAACAAAATCACTTGATGTATTAGACAATGTAGCAATCGTAGTGCCACCATCTTTGAATAAAACATCGCCACCGTCTGCGTCTAAGGTAATATCGGCACCACAGTCTAGTGTTATAGCTCCTGCTGCAACAATATTTCCACCAAGAGTTAAATCTCCTCCGACACTACCAGTACCAGTTATGGTAGCGTTATCGGCTATTGTTGTTTCAGATGTTGTGTGTCCAATAGTTACGGCTATACCAGATGTTTCAGTAGCAATCTTTAATGCACCTGTTTTATTTGCAATAAAACTATTTGTTCCATCATGATACAATTGCATGTCATCAGAAGCACCAAACTCTAAAGTATCATCAGTTCCCGCTGTTCCTGCATCTCCGAATTTAATTAACTTACCATTAACATCTAAGTTACCACCTAATTGTGGAGACGAATCTCCAAGAACATCTGTCGAAACAGTTGCTACATTTGCATTGGATCCAGTACCATCTGCATAAACAATAGCTGAAGCACCCGCTCCAATAGCAACCGTGGTTCCCGAACCACCGCCTTGTTTCACTGTAGCAATTTGATCAGTGTTGTTATTAATAAAATACCATTTTTGTACATCATTAGGAGCAATTATTAAATTAAATGCCGAACTTACATTATCTGTTAATAAAATAACTTTATGATGTCCGTTGGAAAGTGAACCATCACTTGTAGTTAAGGTTGTCTCTCCAGAAACAGCTATACTAAGAACACCGTTCAACGCATCATCTATAATGTCGAAGTTTGTGTTGGTTGTAGTTCCCCAAGTTCCAGCCTGTTCTCCAGACGCTATCTTTTGTATTCCAGTATTTGCTGTGTATGTACTTGCCATGTTTACATCCTATATTATTCTAGTGCTTATATCAACCCAACTTTCATCTCCAGATGGTGATATATTTGTCCATGTCTCTGTTCCAACGGGAGAAACAGCCGTCCACGTTTCGGGATTCACGATTGCCACTTCTCTCCAATGCTCTCTTGTAAACACACCCGTTGATACACCCGTATCACTAAACCCTTGTGTTGCAAATGGAACGCTACAGAATAACATTAATCAGCATCCGCTATGGTGTTGCCATCTATCTTTGCCCATTCAAGGATTGCATCATAGTGTCTATTACCTACAACTAGTGGCACAGATACATATTCACCATTTGCTACGCAATCTATAGAGCAATTAGCTTCTGTATAATTATCTTTATTGTATTTAGCATTTGTTATTGTCATATTATTCATAATTATAACTCCGAATCAACTGCTAAAAAAGCAGTAGCACTATTATTAAACAGCAAAACAGAACCTTGTCCTACTGTTAACCCTGAACCGACTGTGACAGTTAATGCAACTACATTGCCTACACCTGCATCTGAAAGCGACCCTAAAGCAGGTACAGCACTTGTTGCAGTTAAAGTATTTGCATGATAAACTCCGTAGTTTGATGCTGTGCCTGTTGTTACAAGAGTTGGAAAAGCTCTCATTTCACCAGCTAAAATAAAGTTAGAATCCTGTCCTGTTGTAGCCCAATTATGACCTCGTGC